CTGCCATTGATTGTCTCCGTTAAAGAGTATACAACCTCTTTATACGACATACCCATAGATAGACCATTTGTGTGGGGAGAACATAAATATCAGGAAATACCAGAGGTTGAAGCCATTGGTCTTCATGCCTCCCCACACATCTTAATGCCTACTGACTGCGTCAGCTAAGCAAAGAATGTCTCCAGCTTAGCATTCAGTGCATCAGATGAGGGAGCACAAATGCCTTGCCCTTTCCTCCACAACTCAAAGTGAAGATGGGGTTTTCTACACTTCTTCCCTACCCAGCCAAGAATCTGGCCTTTTTTCACTTTATCTCCATTGTGAAGTGACTCGTGAATGTGCAAGTGGGCATAGACACTTCTATAGATACTGTCGCTTCCTGTCCCTGTTAGAATAACACAAGACAGGATTCCATTAGGTTCTCGGATTGCTACAGTCCCACTATGAGCAGCAACAACAGGATGCCCTGAAGAGATGAACCAGTCTATGGCATCGCGGTCCATCTTGATATACCATCCTGTTACAACGTTGTGCCCATCCACATTGGCAGGTCGATACTTAGACCGACCATGCAACGTTTCATTTACTTCAAGTTCAGATAGATCACACTTTAGCGGATTCTGTAGTTTTTCCATGTCTTTTCCTTCTTGTCTCTACCTTAATATGGTTAACAAACCCACAGCGAGGACAACGGACTTCACCAACCGTCCCCGCCCGATAATGTCCAAGCAGTCTCTGACCACCTGAAGACAATCCAGTGTGCTTATTAACACCACAATCAGGATTCTCACATCTGATCGGATAGAGTTTATCACCTTTTTGACCAGGCAACGGCTCACGTGCTACAAAATGCTCTTTATCCATTTCACCTCACCATTTGGCTTAGTTCTCGAACCGCATTTTGAGCACTTGTGGAACCTGATTGGTTAGGATCAGGAGGTGTCTGTTTGGCAGGCTCTGCCCCAGGAACAGGCGGTCTTCCTCCATCATTACTACCACCATCTGATCCAGATAGTGGCGTTTCAGGTTTGGCACTCAAATCTCCGGTGCTCAAGTCTTCAATGTCTTCAATCTTAACGAGGCCAAGAGGAGTTATATTGAATAGAATATCTCCACCCTTCTTAGCAGGAAGACCGAGTTCTCTGCGAACCTCATTAAGTGTCATGACATTGGATTCGATGTAACCGCGATAAATCTGCATCCTTCGCAGCTCATCCAAACTATCTATCTCGTTGAATTGGAACTCCCAAGTTTCAATTCCAAGACTATCAGAGATGATATACTTATTTATCAGGAACTCACGCTCAGACTGTATAGGTCGGATAACCTGGGACTTAAATACTTCCAAGTCAATAAGCCCAGTATTACTGTTACTACTAAAGCTCGTGCTTTGTATAGGCAGTAGTGAACCAGGAACTCTATGGACAGTTACAATCTGATCACAATTGTCTTTCCTATACTGCCGGAAGCTCGCATCTGTCACTTCAGTAGCAAGTTTCTCAAACTTTATGTCTGAAGCTGGTATCTTGGACCCGTTATCATCAACATCCTCTCCAGGAATCTCAATGACTAGGGTTGAGTGAGCCTTTCCCTTAATATCCTGTTCAAAGAATGTCGAAATCTCTTCCTCTGTCTCTGCGTCAAAGCCGCCTCCCTTGAAGATAACAGCCATACGAGGAACAGCATTGTTATCAAAGAACTGCTCCTGGAACTCTGCCGCAGCTTTATCGCCCGCACAAGCATCGAGCGCAGCTACGATGTCGCTCATTCCATACCAGAAGTTCTCTGGGTTATACTTTCTCTGAATTATTACTTCATTAGCCCAGAACTTCTCATCAATGGAAACAGAGGCATCTTCATTGCCCTCTTTATTGATCCACCGAACCTTTTGATTGCTCTTACCATAGTTGTCTATGACTCCTCGGACTTCTCCAGTCCTAGAATCCATCACTATAGGAAGGCCAACCTTCTTGAAGAAGACTCGGTTGTTTGCATTAAATGAGCCCATCTCAATATTGAAGTTACCAAAAGCTCCAATGCCAGAGTTCTTAATCTGGCAAACCCCAATATTGTTCCCCATCATTCGGACAGTAACTGCAGGCATATGGTAGATTTCAACAATTCTACCCTTACCATCACGAATTACTTCCCAGCAGGAGAACCCAATAGACTCCTTATCAACATCTGTCTTATTGTTGATACTTATGAAGGACTCTTCAGGATTGATGTTCTTGAAATGATCTTCAAGAACCTTTCGGTTCTCCATATGCTTAGCATATTGCTCCTCAAGATAAGCAAGTCTCTGCTCCTCTTCAGGAGTAAGTGGGCCTTCACCCTCCAATGGCTCCTCTTCAGGCATCTGAGGACCAGGGACAGGAGGTGCAACAGGTTCAACAGCTGGCTGTCCATCAAGAGGAGCGATTGGCGGTTCTTGAGATGCAGCAAGATCAGCTTCATATTTAGCCAGAGCATCTTTTCTGCGAGCTTCCCTCTCAGCTTCTCTCCTGCGTTTCTTTAAGGAATCTATCTCAGCAGATACTTCCTGCTCATTAAAGTCTTTGGCTACGAACTTATATCCTACCCCAGAGACACAAGCTGCCTTGATATTTACACAGAAGAAGTGAGCATAGTTCACCTTGTAGAGTTTAACAAGGTTCTCAAGTTGAAGTTCAGGCTTAACCAGGTTATCCTTGGTATACCTGAATTGCTTTTCAAGCTTGGCCACTTCCAGCTGCTTCGATTTGGTCTGAGCCTCTTGAGGGATGGCAACTGTCTTCTCTTCACTCTCAAGTCCACTGCCACCATCAACCAAGGCTTTTGTCATTGGCCTTGCTCCGACTCTTCTTGCTTTTACTTTGCGATCAGCCATATCTACCTCAGAGGAGTTTCAACAATTCAATACTATACTATACTACAAAGTCATCCGCGTCCAACACGGTGAACTTTAACTTTTCTTTGTGTTCTCTTTGTTGTAGAGGTATTCTTGAGGATATACTCGAAAGCGATATCACAATAAGCAGAGGTTAGTGCCAAGTGGTCCTGCCCAGAGTAGACCATCTCCTCAACACCATCTCGATTCTTCCGAATCTTGATATTCTTGTGGTGCTCTAGCCACATCTCTACTCTTGTTTTCGACTTATCCTTACCAAATTTGATCTTCTCACTATCTTGTGGAAGATATATCCTCTTATTCTTCAGCAGAACAAAGTGGCGCTTGAGGATTCTCTCCTTGAAGCAAACAACATGGTGGTTCTTCAAGTTAAATCTTGGCTCTACAACGCCAGTGGAGTTAGAAGCTACCTCCCAGAATATATCACCGAGAGCTTGCTTGAGTCGATAGCCACGAGAATCTGAATAGCCAATATCAGCCATTACCATACAAGCCTCAGACTGTCGGGCTAGGTCTATCATTCTATCAGGGTGATCATCAGGATTGGTAGACTTGAAGCACTCTATCCAAACTATATCACCATCAGGGCTGTCTTCATTTATTCTCCGAATCTCTGCCCAAGACCAGGGAAGACCCCAGTCAATAGACATTATTGCTTTTCCACCAGTCCTAGAATCAGGGTCAAGACCAAAGTCCCCAATGAGAGAACCATAGTCAATTGACTCCATAGAACCTTCAGCAGTTCCTCGATATGGAAGACCCCAGGTATAGTTATAATAGTCAGCTTCTAACTGGGAAGTTTCTTTCTTGTGGATAATATCAGCAGCAGAGATCATCGGGGACATAGCCTGGGAAATGTGATACCCAGACATGTTCGGTTTTCCTTTAGCAGTAGGTTTCCACTGACCGACGAATCTGTTCAGCTTATTCTTACAGCGAAGGCATCCGAAGTAAGGTTCAAGATGCTCTTCATCTTCCTGATAGAACATTATATGCTCTTCAGTTATAAACTGCTCTTCACCACATCTCTGGCAAGTTACATACCATTCCTTCTGGTCAGTATCAAGGTAGAGAGGGTGGATACCATAACCTTCTACGGTCGGAGTTGAGTAGTCAGTCTCATATCGGTAAGCTGACCAGTCCATTCTTGCTCGGAGCGAACCAATAATATCAGGCTTTTGCCTATCAAACTCATCGATGTAGATAAAGTCAATATCCATCATCTGAGCAAGTCGGACATCCCAAGAACCTCTCAAAATCAAGAAGGAGTTCTTTACCTGCTTACGACCGAGATTATCAGTTCCCTTCCCAGACCACCTCGTTATATAAGGAGAGTCTTCAAAGATTGGACGGACACGAGTATCAGAGAAGATTCCTACATCAGAGTCAGTTGGGAGGGTATAAAGCGCCTTTGTCCTATCATTCTTACATAGGCGGCAGATACAATCACGAGCCATGATCTCGGAAATACCCATCTGAGCAGACTTCATGACTACTTTATGATGTGCAGGATCATTAAGAATATCTACCTGGAAGTCTCTGTTCTTATATCCAAAGGCAGAAGCACCCTTACGAGTATATTTGGCTATCCAATCAGCATTTGGGACTTCATAGAACTCTGCGTCATCTGCACCATCAATTGCTATGACCATGCAGGAGCGAACAAAGTCCTCAAGGACTCTTCCCTGCATTTGTTTCTCTATATTCTCATCTGAAGTCCTTATACGCTTATCTGAACTCATAGGGTCTTTTCGATTCCTAATCGGGAGGTATTCTAGGTCGTCTTAGGGTTGGAACGACCTGCATTCGCGTGAATTCACGGGCTATTTTAGGGTAGTTAGCCCTCGATCTTAGGGCGAACCCGCCTTCCAACCCCTCCAGGGCGCAATGCGGAACCGATCTCATCAATTCTTCCACCAGAGCAACGATGCTGGCCAATCTCTTGCCTCATCTGCTCAGTCTTCCCCATTTGCCTACCACGCTGTATTACAGTTTTACTCGATGATTGTTTGTTGCCGTTCACGGATAGCCTCCAGTATTCTTCGCCTACAATCAGGGCATAATTGCCCATTGATAAAGGACATTTCCTTAGTAACAGCTTCCTGGACCTTCTCCATAATCTCTGCCTCATCACCCTGAAGATTCACAACGATCTTCTT